CTTCATGGAAACCTTGCGTGCTAAAAAAGTAAATTAATTCACCTCATAAATTATTATTTAAAATGCCAACAACAACTTCACTCACCACCACCTATGCAGGTGAATTAGCTGGTGAAATCGTAGCTAAAGCTTTGTTGTCAAACGTATCTGCACAGTACGTGACTATGAAGCCAAACGTACCTTACAAATCAGTAGTACGTAAGATTGATGACACCGTAACATTTGCCGCAGGCACTTGTGATTTCACGCCAACAGGCACGATCACTTTGACTGAGCGCATCTTGACTCTTGAAGAGTTCCAAGTTCAACGCCAAATCTGTAAGAAGGATTTCTTCATTGACTGGACTACTGCTGATGTAATGAGCGGACGTGTAAACACACAAATCCAAGACGCTATCATTGGTCGCTTGGTTGGTGGTATCGCTGCTGCTAACGAAACTATCATGTGGTCAGGTGTTAATGCAACAGCTGGTCAGTACGATGGTTTTGAAACTTTGATTAAGGCTGCAGGTTCAGGTGCTGTATCTGCGGGTTCAGGCGCATTGAACGACACTAACATCATCGCTACCATTTGGGACGTAATCAACACTGCTCCTGCTGCTGTGAAAGGTGCTGCTGAAAAGCCAGCGATCTACATGGGACAGGCTGCATGGGAAGCTTACATGCAAGCACAAATTGCTGATGGTAATGGTTGGTACTTGACAGGTGGCCCTGAAGTTAACCGTCGTTTCGTAGGTATGTATGATATCTACGTTTGCCCGGGTATGACTGCAAACAATATCATCTTCGCACAGCCAAGCAACTTGATGCTCGGTACATGGCAAGAGAACCAAATGAACGAAGTGTTCATCTTGGATATGCAAAACTTGGATGGTTCACAGAACGTTCGTTACGGCGCACGTTTCTACCTCGGAGCGCAGATTGCAGTAGGTGAGGATATCACATACTGGGGAGCATAATTAATAACTAAGGGGGTGTAACAGCCCCCTTTTAAAACTATATAAACATGGCTTGTGAATTAACTAGCGGCTTTACCCTCGGATGCCTTGAAGGTATCGGTGGTGTTAAGGAAGTATTGATTGCTAACTACGAAGACTTCGAATCAGGGATTACTTATGGTGGTACTGACGGCGAAGTAGACGGATTGCCTACTGCAACTATCTATCGTTACGTTCCATTTCGTAACTCAGGTTCTTACATTGAGACCGTGAACAAGAATCTTGAGACAGGTACTTTATACTTTTCGCAGGAAGTTGGTTGGACTTTCGGTAAGTTGAACCAAGATATGCGTAATGAATTTTTGAACGTTGCAAAGGCGAAGATGGTTGTGTTCGTTCGTACTAATGATGACCAAATCCTTTTGATTGGTGCAGGCGAAGGTTCACAATTGACTGCGGGTACTGTTCAATCAGGACAGCAGAAAGCAGATTTGATGGGTTATCAGGTGACTACCATTGCAGAAGAACTTTCTCCTGCTGTACACCTCGAGCCATTCACTTCAGTACCTTTCGATAACTTCCCGGGTATTACTGTAAGCCCTGCTTACTAAGAATTGTTTCCGTTTGTGTTCTTGTTGTATTGTAAAGGGGGCAGGTTTACACTTGCCCCTTTTTAAATAAAAGGCTAATGATCTACTTAACTACCAATACTGCTAATCAACAAGTGTATCTTTCGTTAGATGAAGCACGGCAGTACTACAGCACAGCATTCACAAACTATCTTATCATTCTCACACACGAAGAGAATAGCACTACCGGGAATAAGCTTGCACAGGTTGCAACGATTGTTAGTGAATCGGTACGTGTAACACATCTGACTATTACCACAGTTGGCTTAACTTTGGCGGGTAGATACCGCTATGAAGTGTACGGCCAAAATTCTCCAAGTAATACTAATCCGACAAACGCTGCTGTTGTTGGTATTGTGGAGCGTGGGTATGCTGTTTTAAATGACAATACAAGTTGGTTTGACGTACCTGTCAATACCATACCAAACGATATAATATATGAGCCATAACGAATCGAATATAGTATCCTTGAAGCTTAGTGAATACGTAGCTAAAAGCGATGCAGAAAAAGTAGACCGCAAAGGATGGGTAAACTACGGAGATGCAAACGACTTTCCGCAGTACCTACGTGACCTGTCGCACGAATCACCAGTGCATGGTTCACTCGTTGTGGCAATCGGTGATATGATTGCAGGTAAGGGTATCCAGTCTGAGCAATATCAGGAAGAACTCGATGCACTCAATGTAGAAACTTTGACCTATGCATGTGCAAAGGACTTGAAGTTGTTTGGCGGTTTCTTTATCGAAGTGATTTGGAGCAATGACCGCACGGTGATTAGCAAGCTAAACGCTATACCATTTGAAGAGTGCCGTATTGCAATCAGTCAAGAAGACGAAAGCGAGATTGGTATCTTTCACAGCTACGATTGGGGTAACATTCGTAAGAAAAAGAACACACCCGAATTCATACCCAAATACAACTATTTAACACGTACTGAAGAGCCTCGCCAAATCTATTGGTGCTTCACATACACGGGTAGTGATTCTTATCCACGCCCGGATTACTGGAGTGCGATTAACTATATTGAGTTAGATAAGCAGATTTCAATCTTCCATATCAACCAAATAAGCAACGGTCTTTTCCCTTCTACTATCATCAACTTCTACAACGGGCAAGCAACGCCTGAGCAGAAGCAACAGATGATGATGGACTGGGAGAACAAGATGAGTGGCGCACGTAATGCAGGCAAGGTGGTTATGTTCTTTAACGAACGTGATCAACCCAAGACTGAGATTACACCATTCCCCGTGAACGATGCGGATAAGCAGTATCAATTAATGGATACTACCGCACAGCAAAAGATTATCACTGCACATCGTGTTACTACTCCGCTGCTTTTTGGTATCAGAGAAACATCAGGATTTGGTAGCAACAAAGATGAGATGGCTACGGGTCTTGAGATATTCAACAAGCAAGTGATTGAGCCGTATCAGGCTATGATTAACAACAGCATTGAAGAACTATTGAGCAATCAATTGCCGGGTGTAACCTTTGAGATTGTACCGAACACACCACTTGCTGTTGAGCAGGCTGAAGTTGTTGCAGATACGACGGGCGGTGCAGGTGGAACTACTGCGGATGTTGCTGCTACTGCCTTGAATGGTGCGCAGATTACATCGCTTGTGGATATTGTAATGCAAAGTGCAGCGGGTGCTGTGCCAGTGTCAAGTGCTAAGGCAATTGTGCAAGCTGCATTCCCAACGCTACCTGCTGCAACGGTCGATGCAATCTTTGCTGATGTGTTACCGGGTAGCTTGCAACCGCAGGAAGTCATCATGAGTGACGAAAAAAAAAAAGATGTTAGCACAGCAGGGGATGCATTGATTGCATTAGGCGAAGACTGGAAAGAAGAATGGATTTTGATTGATGCGTACAACGCAGATGAAGAAATCGAACACGAGTTTGCGGTGCGTACGGGGGCGGCAAGACCAGGTGCAAAGAGTGAGCAAGATGCTATTATCGATGGTAAGTACTTTATTACTCGTTACGTTTACGCAGGTAGCTTTACTCATGATAATATGCGCCCATTCTGCAAGAAGATGGTGGAAGCGGGTAAGCTATACCGCAAAGAAGATATTGTAGCTATGGAAAACGTAGCTGTCAATCCCGGATGGGGACCTAATGGTGCGGATACTTACGATATTTGGTTTTACAAAGGCGGTGGAAATTGCCGCCACTTTTGGGAAAAGCGTGTATACGTAGATGCAAAGGGCGCAAAGATTAATCCTAATGACCCTGATGCAAAGCGTATCGCTGTATCACTTGCTGAACGCATGGGTTATAAAGTGCGTAACGATGCACGTGTAGCAAAACTGCCCGTTGACCAAGATAACAACGGCTTCCTTCCAACCAATCCTATTTACGGCAATCAATAATTACAACTATGGCAGAAGTACTTTTAATATCAGAGAACTACATAAAGAAATACACCACCGTAAATGGTAGTGTTGACCCGAACATACTCTATCCGTCCGTATATCTTGCGCAGGATAAGTGGCTGCTTCCCTTTTTGGGAACTGACTTGCTGAACAAGATTAAGGACGATGTGGCAAACAACACGATTGCGGGTAACTATCAGATACTACTTGAAGACTACATCCAAAAGATGTTGCTTTGGTGGGTTATGGTGGATGTTACGCCTAACCTTTGCTACCGCATGGACAATGGCACGCTGGTACAACGTCAATCAGAGGACACCGTACCCGTGTCTGATGTGGTTATGAAGGATATGATTGACAGAGCAAGGCAGAATGCTGAACACTACACCACTTTGCTCGTTGATTACCTATGTGCAAACTCAAGTTTGTTCCCTGAATACTCAACTGCTACGTGGCCTGATAGATCACCACGCACGGATGTAACTAATACACTAAACTATCAATTCAGCACAGGCAATACATCCACTTCATTTCGTCCTACCTACTCACGTAATATCATTAATCGCATACCATGAGTGAAAAGAAGACACTGAAACAAGATTACACCGAACGCTTGCGCAAGTACGAGCGTGAGTTGTCACTAAAACTACGTGCCAATGGCAACAAAGAAGCAGCCAAGCCCACAACCAAGTAAGCCTGAAGGCGTAGACTTTAAGAGGCTACGCTACAAGCTTGAACTATTCGATGGCTTTTGGTCGATACCCCTTGCCTTTTTGGTGTTTGCCATATCGGGCACGGTATCGGTTGCTTATTTTGGTGATGCACTCATTAGCACGGAATACATCCAGTATATTGTCTTGGCTGCAATGGTCATGGTCTTTGCCAATTTCGTTGTGTTCTTGGGCATCAGATTCAATTTTCGGGCATTGCAAAAGGAGATATACAACAAGGAAGTCAAGTATGAAATAAATACCTATCTAACCACATGGCAAAAGGTTGTCTTATACCTGCTCTTATATGCATTCTACTTTGCTGCATACCTGTATATCTTACACATGCTGATGACGGTTACTGCGTAAGGGTAACCTCTGCTGCGTTTGTTGGTGTAAAGGAAAAGGGCGGCAACAATATGGGCTTTAATGACAAGGCCTTGTTAATTCTTATGAAGCAGGAAGGGTGGAAGCCCGGCTATGCGTGGTGCAGTTTCTTTGTCATGGCAATGCTAAACGAGTGCGGCATACCTAACACCATTACGGGATGGTCACCTACTGCGTACAATCGCAACGATGTAATCTTCACAGATGGAAAGTTCCTGCAAGCATTCAGCGACAAGGATGTATTGGTAATGACACTTAGTTATAACTCATTTAAGGGAAAGCGTTTTAAGGGCATAGGACACACTGGAATAGTCGATAGGGTATCTAAGTATTCAGTACGTACGATTGAGGGCAATACCAACGAGCAGGGCATGCGAGATAGCCGTACACGGGATGGTGTGTACTACAAGATAAGACCACTATCAAAAAACTTACATATAACACGATGGGGAAAAAGACAAAGCTCTTAGTTGGAATGGCGGTTGTGATTCTCACGCTGGCATTGATTGTTAGCGTGCGTACTTGCAACAGACCCGTAACAAATCCTGCCATAAAAAGATTACAGGATGTAAATGATTCGCTGTATAAAATCATTGAAACGAATAACGCTAAAACGGATAGCCTATTCCTTAAGATTGATTCACTCAATGTGAAAGGTGACACCATCATACAGCAGCAAGAAATAACCAACCAATACTATCGCAATGAAACTTTCAACATTCTTAATTCTGATAATGCTGCTGCCTCTAAGCAGTTCCGCACAACGCTCAAAAAGTCGGACTCCCTACTCAAAGCAGGATTTTACACCCGAACTTACAACCTACGATCTACAACTTTTCAATCTCAACTACAATAGCATGATGTACTGGTATGGTACTGCCTTGGAAATAGACAGCCTATACCAACTTGAGAAGCTAAAGGTGGGTTACTACTCCAAGATAACGGGCATTCAAGCAGATAGTTATGAAACATTGCAGGCAATATACGCCAACAAGCAAGCTATTGAAAAGGCTATTGATGCTACAAAAGACGATGAAATCAAACAGCTGAAGCAAAGGAATAGACGGTTAATATTTTCCAACACAGCACTAACATTTGGAATAACTGCCATAGCTTTTTCTACTATATATTTTACACTGTTATAAAATGGACTTTCAACCAAGAGATTTAGTGACCATAGTCGGTGGTGCAATATCACTCACGGGTTTGTATTACGCATTGAAACGGGATGTGGTAAAG